CACGAAGTTTATCTTGATCCTAAAGATGGTAAAGAGCATATCAATCATGGTATGTTGGAATACTCTAAGGAAGATTTGGAGACTGCTCACGCATATTATGAGGAGTACCATAAGGATGATGAACCTGAGACTGGCATTAATGATTATCACTTGAGACATCAAGATAAGAAGTTGGATCAGTATTGTGACAATCATCCAGATGCATTAGAGTGTAGAGTATACGACGAGTAATGGTACAGGAATCAGGCTTACTTTTTAATCCAGAATCTATTTCCAAGACTTTTTGGGAAGGGATTGTTGCACCTAGAGAATCTTGGCCTAGGGATGAAGAAGGTCTGACTAGTACAGATGAGTTAAAGAACTGGAGTCAGAGAGTTCGTGTCAGAATTATTGGGGTGAACTCTCCTGACAAAAATATAAACCCAGATGATCAACTTATCTGGGCAGAATTACCAGGAAGTACAATGGGTAGTGGACATAAAGGAAGTGGTGCATCTTCTGCTGTTACTCAAGGTACTCATGTTCGTGGTATGTGGACTAATGCTGCTGAAAAGACAGGGGCATTTATTATTGGTATAAAATCTAATAATGAACAAACTAAACTAAACAAGAAGCAAGAGACCACTGATGGTTTTGCTCCTCTTAGTGGATACACTGAAAAAGATCTGGTTGCAACTTTTGATATACCTTTAAGGGTAGGTCAACCTATGGAAGGATTTGCCTATCCAAATGTTTGGGGTATATCTGATCAAAGGCAACAGGAAGAACCAGTACTTGGGTTTGCTCAACCCAGTGAATGTGAAAAAGTTCCAATGGGGCAGGTGCAGAAGGCTATCCAAGGAATGATTAAAGATATTGAGAGAGCACAAGACCAACTTTCAAGGTGGGAGAATACTGCCTCTGGATGGATTAGCGACAAACAAGAGTACATCCAGAAGAAAATTGATATCGCATCTAACTTTGTATCGAGAGGTATGAAGTGGATGATTAAAGAGATGCGTAAGAATGTCTTGGAGACACTTAATAATGAGACGAAGAAGTTATATCACGAAGTTGCTCCGATAGATCGAGATAAAGTAAAAGCTGCTAAAGATGGTACTCTTGAGTTATTGTCCTGTTTATACAGTAAGATAACTAAGAATCTATTTAAAATGATAGGTGACTTCTTAGGCAAGATGGTTGATAGATTTATTAATGTACCAGCATGTGCTATTGAGAATTTTATTGGTGGATTAATGGGCAATCTACTAGGAACTATAAGTTCAATAGTTGATAGTATTATGGGTAGTCTCTCAAGTATCCTTGGTGGATCATTTAATATTGCAGATTCTATCTTAGGTCTTTTAGCACAACTTGCTGGATTCTTTAGTTGTGATGATAAGCAAGAATGTCCAGAGTCTAGTGAGTGGGATATATTTGCAGGTGGTCAACCAGATGCAACATTTGATATTCAGAGTGTTTTAAATCAGGCAAAAGGACTTGCTTCTGATGTTAAGAATTTAGTTGATTTTGATACTCTTAAAGGGTTGAATCTAGATGATATGTTAACCTCTGCTACAAATGCTGCTAATGCATGTAATGTCGGACCAGTATTTTGTGCTCCACCAATAGTAACTTTCTGGGGTGGTGGTTTATCACGCAATTCACCAAATCATGCTAGAGGTAATGCAATTATTAGTGCAGCAGGTGATATTCTCGGAGTTGATATTATTGCACCAGGATTAGGATATACAAAAGAACCTTTTGTTACCATTAAAGATAATTGTGGTAAAGGTAAAGGTGGATTTGTTAGACCAAAGATGAGACCAGATGGTGGAACTAATCCAGATACAGGTCGTCCAACATTTAGTGTTGATAATGTTGTAGTTGAGGAACCTGGATATGGATTCCCATCACAACCAAATGGAGATATGGGTGGTGATGGTCGAGTTTGGGCAACTTCTGACCAGACAGTAGTTAAAAGAGCTGATGGTAAATGGCAACGATTTGATAAAGATGCAGTAATTACACCAGAGATTGATACTACCACACCTAATGTAGATGGTGGTGTGGGTGATACAGTACTTAGACCAGAGGATAGAAATATAGTTGGGGTTGGATCTGCAATAATTGGTCCTGGTGGACTTCCCACTCCTACCACTACTAGTGGTCTTCCTCCTGGTGGTAGTGGAACTGAGACTTTGGATGGCGATCAACCAATGGAAGATAGGATCGCACGTAGGAAGGGTACAACTTTACTTCCAGGTACAGGTCCTGATGGTGAGACAGATTTTAATGCATTCCCTGCATTAACTGTTGGTAGTTATCCTGTAATGCTTTATCTTTGTGGATTAGAGATTGAACAAGCAGGTATGAATTATGATTCTAACTATGATAAGGTTGTTATTGAACCAAATCCAACTGGGGCAGAGATAAAAGCAACCTTTGGTCCTTTTGGCGTATTAGATACTGTCGAGATTATTAATCCTGGTGAGGGATGGACAGAGAGACCTGAGATATATGTCTCTACTAATACTGGTTATAATGCTGTTATAAATCCAATCTTCTGTGTTAGGAGAATTGGTGATGATACTGTTGGTGAAATTCCACCAGGCACACCTCTTGTTAGAGTCGTTGATTGTGTTGGTAATGTTAATAGAGGAACTGTTGATCCTAATAAGGGATACCGAATCATAGAGAGTAACTAATGGCAAAGTTAAAAGTACATAACCCTCTAGAATTGGGTAATGATTACGGTCATTTAAAGTTTGGTCATATTAATATGAACAACCAACTAAGTGGTATCATGCTTAGGAATGGTCTTCCAGGTCAGGAAGTTGAGCATTATATGACTATGATCTCTTCTGGTGCTCAGAAGGGTGGTACTATTAATAGATGTCCAGGTGTCTTTCAAATACATTGTGGAGAGAGACCAGTAACAAACAATGCTTTTATATTAAATGCTGCTGAAGGTGATATTGTTATCAGAGCAGCACGAGGTAGAGTAAGGATAGAAGGACAAGATATTGATATGCATGCGAATAAAGGTATAATAAACCTAGATTCTAATGAGAAGATCAATATGAAATCTAAAACCATTGAGATTAATGGTGACTCTGTGGTAAAATTCTTCTCATCTGGTTTATTAGAGTTAATTGGTCAAAACACTCTTAATTTTTGGGGTGGATTAATTGACTGTGCTGATGGAGCAACCACAGGTCTTCCATCTAAAGGTGAATCATTATTAGAAGATCAACAACGAGAGGGTGGATTAGATGGCTAAGTTCCCAGACATAGAATGTAAAAAGACTTTATTTGTAGGTGAGGGTTTACCAGCACCTTGTTTAGGAATTGGTCCTAGTCAGATTAGAGGTGGTGCATACATTGAAGCACCTATGGTTGTTGGTGCTCCTTGGTTTACCTATTCTGAAGCAACCGTAATGATTGCTAATACATTTAATCCAGATGCAATGATGCCACCTATTTCCTTGAAGGTTAAAGGTGATTCTATAATGGAGGGTAATGGCAGAATGTCAAATACCCTTAAGATCTCTGGACCACAGACTGATCTATTATATGTTGATGGGGATGCCTTCTTTACTGGTGCAGTAGATTGTGGTAACAAAGGTAAACTTGCTTCGAGATTCTCTGCTGCTGATGGTAAACCAAAACCTTTTGATATACAACATCCTACTAAAGGTAAAGGTCATAGACTTAGATATGCTTGTATTGAGGGACCAGAGGTAGGAGTATATTATAGAGGTAGATTAAAGGACTCTGATAGAATTGATTTACCATATTATTGGAAGGATTTGGTTGCAGAAGAGAGTATTACTGTACAGTTGCAACCAATTGGAAGTAGACATTTTCATTTAAATGTCATAGAATTCACAAATGAGTACATAATTGTGGGTGAGGCAGATGACAAACCGATAGATTGCTTCTATCATGTCTACGGAGAACGAAAAGACATTAATCCATTAATCACAGAATACGAGGGTGATAGTTGGGAGGATTATCCAGATCCAAACTATGATCCAAATAAGGTAGATTCTGATGAAAGGGTGTATAATGATCCTAGATTCTCTGGTCCTCCGAATACCAACACCAAATGAGAACACAAAATAAAGAGAACTATTACTACATCTTTTGGGTTGTAGCAATGGTTGCTTTTATAGTACCTCAAGTCTTTACTGCTATTGCATATTGGAGACTTGCTGATATTCTCACTGATCCTATACGAGTAGAGCATGTAAATGAGTGAAACAACTTTAGTATTAGTAAGTGGTGGATTTGACCCCTTACATAGTGGACACATTGCATTTTTTAAAGCAGCAAAAGAACTAGGAACTCTAGGAGTTGCTGTTAATTCTGATGATTGGTTAATCAGGAAGAAAGGAAAGTATTTTATGAATGTGGCAGAGAGGATGTCTATAATTAAAGAGTTGAAGTGTGTTGATGTTTGTATTGAATTTAGTGATAAAGATGATACTGCCAATGATGCTATTAAAATGGCATTAGAGGTATATAATAAGGTAATATTTTGTAATGGTGGTGATAGGAATAAAAGTAATATACCAGAGATGGCAAAATGGAAGGATGATCCTAGAGTAGAATTTAAATTTGGTGTTGGTGGTGATGATAAAAAGAACAGTAGTTCATGGATTTTGAATAGGTGGAATGAAGAAGATAATATACACTGAAGAGAACTTTATAAGTCCAGAAGAGTGTAAAGAACTTATTGAGTTATCTAAGTCAAATCCAGACGAGATGCCTTATGGTGATGAGAGTAGAGGTGGCAATACATATCTAACAACTCTTGATGGAATATACTTTGAATCTCAAAAGAATAATGCTGTTGATAAGGTAACGAATGTATGTAAGACGTTTGATAATAGAGTACTTATAGATTATGCAGGTGTGGTGAGATGGCCTTCTGGTACTTTTATGAAACCTCATATTGATCCACATAGACCTAATCAAGAACCTGATTTGTTTGCAGCAGTTCTTTATTTGAATGATGATTTTGATGGTGGGTATACTTGTTTTGATGAGTATGAGATAAAACCAGAGACAGGTAAGTTACTTATATTCTCGAATTCTGTATATAAACACTCAGTCAGTAAGATTGAGGGTGGTGAGAGATTTGCTCTTAGTATATGGTATAACCGATGAAGAAAGTAATGTATGTTGAGGAGGACTTTTTAAGTCCATCTTTATGTGAACCATTTATTGATCTTCATGAGAAGGAGAATGATTCTTTTTTGGAGACGGTAACTCATTCAAATTCTGGTGAGAGTTTGAGTTATGCTCCCGATATACCAGAACCAGATGGTGATTATGGTGCAATTTATTTGGGTGGTGATGTACGTCCTGTTGATATTAAATTGACAAAGGATGAACTTTTTAAAAATGTTATCAGTAATGTAACTAATATTTGCAAGACTTTTGTTAATGATATACAATTAGATTATTGTGGTGTTATAAGGTGGCCTAAGGGTACTTTTATGAAACCACATTATGACAAATCCGAAATGTTTAGTCCAAATGTACTTGCAGCATTTTTATATTTGAACGATAATTATACTGGTGGTCATACACAGTTCGATACATTAGATGAGAAGGTATGGTTTGATGTTAAACCAAAAACTGGTAAGTTATTGATTTTCTCAAATCGAGAGTATCTTCATCATGTTAGTGAAGTCGAGTCTGGAACTCGATACATATTATCTTTTTGGTTTAATGCCTACGTATCATCATAAAGAGACTGGAAGACGATTCCTGTTTGTTCATATTCCAAGGACTGCTGGTAGATTCATTCAAGAGAATATAAGATTGAATGGATATGTACCAGAGCAAATTATATGGGAACCAATTGAGGGTGTCGAGATCTCTCATCTTCATCGAGAATTATATGAGAAGTATTTGGATGTAGAGTACTTAGAACAGATTGCTATTGTACGAGATCCAGTAGAAAGGTACATATCATTAAAGTCTCATCCACATCATCCAAAGGGATGGTTTAGACCACAGGTAGATTATATTAATATGAAAACTCATCTTTGGAGATTTGAGGATGGGTTTGGTGATGCTTTTGCTGAGTGGATGAGTAATATACTACAGAATGATTTTATAATTCAACCATTAGATTCTGAATATCTCTACAATATTCATGGGCAACCAATTTTATTGGAATATACGCAACCAGAATATAAAAGAATTGTAAAGACGGATGCTATTATTGATCATGTACATCTCCACTACAGACAGGACTTGACACTATTTTCCTAGGACTATATAATAGTACAGTAATCAATTGATTCTCAGTTTTGTCCGTTGATTACAACCTCTTTGGAGGGAGTACAAAAGATCTCTAGGCGTAATACGCAGGTAGAAAGAGTGCCCTCCCACCTATTTTAAAAACTGCAAATGAAATTAAAAATTACTTGGAAATACGTTTGGTATGAAGATCAAGTAGTTAGAATGTGTTTTATAAATGGTTATCCTTATACTTTTGAGGATCTAACAACTGAAGAATGTACTGATAAAAAGGTTGCTCAAGAAGCAAATCAAAATAAGGCTAATCATATAATATACACTCAAGAACAGTTGTATGTTTTTTCTCGCTACCTTATGATGGAGCAAGCACATCCAGAGCATTTTGATATGACAGATCAAATCGAGAACCCCAGAGAATTACCATTAGACTAATGGAACTAACAGAAGCAAATGTAATAGAAGTTCTCTCTGAACTTGCACCGTACATAGAAGCAGACGGTGGATTCCTTGAGTTTGTAGAGATAGAGCACGAGACTAACTTTGTTAAGGTTAGGTTAGGTGGTGCATGTTCTACATGTGCTATGAGTGCTATGACATTAAAACAAGGTATAGAATCTAAATTGTTAAATGATATTCCTGATTGTAACGGTGTTATTCAAGTATTATGATCTTAGCAGACATACTTATTTTTATTTGTGTTCCCTTTGTAGTAACTACACTTTACTTTGGAACTAAAGGAGGATATTATGACAGCGATGACTATACTGGTGATGGGTGTGCCCATGATGTGAAACGATGAGACGATACACATATGATGCGAAAAATTATCCCCTATCAGAAATTGCTCTAGAGTCGATTCAAAAGTATTATCCTGATGTAAAGGATTTGACCTTATTACATGAACATGTTCCTGCTAAGAAGATTGGAGAATTAGCGAAGCTTATAGGTAAAGATCTAGCAGATACTAATTTTTATAGTATATTTGATGATCTTCTTCGAGATTATGTATCTTTAGGTGAGATATTGGTCCAGAGGTTTGGTAATATAAGAATTAATATACCAAATCAAGATAAGGATGGAACTGTCTTACCATTCCATCAAGGTCAATGGGTTGGTAATGGTTTAGGTCTTAGAACTGTGTGGTTACCTTTTACTGATGCCTATGATAGTAACTCTCTGCAAATAGTAAACCTTATGGATAGTAGGAAAATTACTGCTGCTTGTACGGAGTGGGACTACCTTAGACTTCAAGAAGAATGTAAGAAGTATTGTGAACCAGTTAATATTAGGAAGGGTCAGTTTATCCTGTTTACACAGGAGCATATTCATGGTGCTGCTCCCAATAGAACTGGTAAGACTAGAATAAGTGTTGATGTTAGACTTCTATTAAAAGATGGTCAACCTCATAGGAAATGGCCAGGTGCATACTTTAGGAAATTAGGTGATACAGACATTCATTCACGTAAGGTCGAGATTAAAGAGAGTGATAATGTTGTAATGTATGCTGAATATGAGGGATTTAAGACTAGACATATTGATTTACACTTCCAAACTTTGACTGTTAAGGATTATTGCAATAGGATGGGTTATACATTCCCACATCAAACTGGTGATAATGAAGGTAGAAGACATACTTATCTTGAGTATTTGATTCAAGAGGGTAATCTTGATCATATTATGCTGTTTAGTATCTTCTCTTTACCTGATGATTATCACAGAAGAGATTATATTATGCGGTTGGCAGTAGCACTTAAAGTTAAGTTGCATTTTGCTAACGAAGAATTTGTTTTAGATAGTTGGGAGATGCTAGATAAGATAGAGTACTTAAGAAACTTTACTAACGATTGGAGTAACCCAGTATATGAGAGTTCAAATATGGCACTCCCCACAACTGAATGAATGGAGATGGTCCCTATATACTAAAACATATGCACCCAAGGGCGATTCACACCAACAGACGGGAAGTAGGAAAGAAATTCGTGAAGCAATGAATGATGTAGCAACTACGATTGAGCATTTAATCGAGTTGAGGGAAAAAGGTGGTGATTCTGAGGGTATAAATATATAACATATAAAGATTTATCTCGTAAAATAAAATGGGTCTTAGTCGCTTAGATAATTTTCTGAAGAACAGTCGTGGAGATATTCTTTACGTTGATCCTTCAAGTATAGACTCAACCGATAGTATTGAGAACCAAGGTAACTCTCTGGTAAGACCCTTTAAGACGATTCAAAGGGCACTGATTGAGGCAGCCAGATTCTCCTATCAGAAGGGGTTGGATAATGATAGGTTTAGTAGAACCACAATTATAGTATATCCAGGTGATCATGTTATAGATAACCGTCCAGGTTGGATACCTATCCATGATAATCCTTTGTCTGGTAATAACTGGATGACAAGAGGTGGATCAGGATCTAATGGGTTAACTGAATTTACGTTAGATACAAATTTTGATATTGATAGTGATGATAATGATCTTTATAAGATGAACTCTGTCTTCGGTGGAGTTATTATTCCCCGTGGTACTTCTATTGTTGGACGAGATCTTAGAAAGACTAAAGTTAGACCAAAGTTTGTTCCAAATCCAGAAGACGGAACTATTGATACAACATGCCTCTTTAGGGTTACTGGTACTTGTTACTTTAACCAGTTTACATTCTTTGATGCAGACCCCAATTCATTAATATTCCAAGATTACGGTAATAATAAGTTCGTACCTAACAAGTCACACCATAAACTTACTTGTTTTGAGTACGCTGATGGTGTTAACTCTGTTAAGTTTGCTGACTCTTACTTAAACTATAATACAACAAGAACTGATCTTGATATGTATTATCAGAAGATCGGTTTACTTTATGGATCTTCTAGTGGAAGAGAGATTACTCCTGACTTCCCTAATACTGGTGTAGATATTCAAGCAAAAATTGATGAACACCGTATTGTTGGTTCTCAAGGACAAAATATTGGTATCAGTAGTATTAAGGCAGGTGATGGTAATACATCTTCTACCCAGATTACAGTTGATATTACTGAAGCAATTAAAGGACTTGACGTTGATACTCCAATTAGGATCGAGGGTGTTCCTGTTGGTGGATACAATGGATCATTTGTTATTAATAAGGTAGAGAGTGATACTAGAATCAAATATAACGTATCCTCTGCTCCTGCAAACGCACTTCCTAATATTGTAAGTGGATCACCAACACTTAATATTGTTGTTGATACAGTTACTTCTGCTTCTCCATACATCTTTAACTGTTCGTTAAGATCAGTTTATGGTATGTGTGGTCTCCATGCTGATGGTGCAAAAGCAGATGGATTCAAATCTATGGTTGTTGCCCAGTTCACTGGTATCGGACTACAGAAAGATGACAACGCATTTGTTAAGTACAACCCTACGTCTGGTGTTTACGAGGACTCTACTGCTGTATCTAATTTACACACAGATTCAAGAGCACTCTACAAACCAGCCTACTCTAACTACCATATTAAAGCATCCAATGATGCGTTTTTACAGTTAGTATCTACATTCGGTATTGGTTATGCTAATCACTTCGTAGCAGAAAGTGGTGGTGACCATTCTATTACAAACTCCAACTCTAACTTTGGTTCGAGAGCGATTGTTTGTAAGGGATTTAGGGCAGATGCCTTCCCAAGGGATGATACTGGATATGTTACACACTTTATTCCTCCACAAAAGATTACTGGTAAGGATATAGGTATTGAATTTTTACCTATTGATGTTGAGAAGACAGTTAGTGTTGCTAACTCATCGAGATTATACTTATATAATAAATTTAATGTTGCTGAACCACCTAATACAGTACTAGAAGGTTATAGACTGGGTGCTGCAAAGAATGATGAGTTAAAGGCAATCTTTAACATTAATGGTACTCCAGTTACTAAGAAGTCGAGAATAGTTCTTCCTGATACTCAAGGTACTGGTACAAAAGAAGTAAGTTCTATTAAGACAACTATTGTTGGTAGGAATACTATTGGTATTAACAGTATTACTTCTAATATCTTTACTCTAACGGATAGTCACCAGTTTATTAATGGTGAATCTGTCAGAGTAATGAGTGACGATGGTGAACTTCCTGATGGTATAGACCATAATACAGTTTACTATGCAATTACTTCTGGTATTAATAGTGACCAAATTAAATTGGCACAGACATTAAATGATACTATTAGTTTAGCACCTGTATCGGTTAACAGTAAGGGTGGTATTTTAAGTATTGAGTCTAGAGTATCTGATAAGGGATCAGGTGATATTGGTCACCCAGTTCAGTATGATAGTACTATTGGTCAATGGTATGTTAATACAAGTACAGTCAACAACGAGATTTATGATTCTGTTGTAGGTCTTGGTACATCAACTTTAGGTGCTGCATCTCCAAGAACATTCATAACTAGAAAACCTGATACGAGATCACTGGATGATAGGATCTATAAGGTAAGATATGTTGTACCTAAAGATTCTACTGTATTATCCAAACCACCAACTGATTCATTTGTTATTCAGGAATCTAGTTCTACTGTTGGATTAACTGATGCTGAAGTACTTAAGTACAATAGTATTGATCCAGTTCAGATTAGTAATACTTCTGAATTAAGGAACCCAAGATTTATCTCAAATGCAGTTTGGGATGCTGGTATTGGAACAGTTGGTGTTGCTACGTTTACTTCAGAAGTTCCCCATGAATTATCTGTTGGATCTAAAGTTGCTATTACTAATATAATATCTGGTCTTAACACAACTGGATTAGGTAATACTGGATATAATGGTGAATATACTGTAACAGGTAGAGTCTCTAGAAAAGAATTTACTGTTGGTATTAAGACAGATCCAGGTGTATTCCAAAATAATACATCTCAAAGGAATGTAGGTCTTCCAAGATTTACTAGAACTGAATTTAATAATACATTATACCTTTATAAGAAGGACGAGATTCAGGAGTATAAGGCAAACGTCAAGGATGGTGTTTATCACTTAACTCTAATTGATGCTTCTAATAGTCCTAGTGTAGAACCATTCGATGAGATGAGGTTCTCACAACCTATTCAGAATCTTTACCCTCAGTTAGATCGAGATAATCCAAATTCTGATCCTGATCAGACTAGGACATTCTCTCTACCAACACCGATTGGTTTAACTGATGTAAACGATCCTAGAAATAGTATTACAAAAGAGGTTGTTAATAAAAATATTAGAGACTTTGAGGTTGGTGTTGGAATTGTTGAGATTGAATCTCATACTGGTACTGCTCATACCTTAACTACAGAACTAGATCACAACCTTAATAGAATTAATGTTGTTGCAATATCTAGTGCTGGTTTTGGATATGGAGATGGATCTGGATCTATTCAGACTCTTTATAATGCTCGATTAGTTGGTATTGGAACCTCGGTAACAGGTGACCATGCTACTGCAAACATTAAGATTAATCCTACTGGTCAGATTACTGCCGTTAAGATTATTGATGGTGGTTCTGCATATGGTATTGGTAATACACTTGCTGTTGTTGGTGTTGCTACTACAACTGGATGGCAACAGGGTGTTGTTGAGGTAACAAGAATACATGATAGTACCAACGAGATCTTGAAGGTTGAGGGTATTCGAGATAGTGTATTTGAAGATTATAACCAACTTTATAGAGTAACTAGTGTTCCTGTTGGTGAAACTAAGAAGGTAAATGTATCTTCAGCATCAACGGTATATGCTAATTACCAATTTATAGGTGAGACGGCAATAACAGGTGTCAATACTAATGGTCTGACTAATATTAATAATACTATTCTGTCTGACGTTACATCCTATGTAACTGGTGAGGTGGTTGGTATTACTTCACTGACTTATAATAATACTACTGGTATTGCAAGTGCTGTTACCAATTATGCACACGGTCTATTAACCAATAATAGTGCAAGAATTATTGGATTTGATCAAGAATTATTCAATGGTGTATTTGACGTTACTGAGATCTATGGAGTTAATTCATTTGGAATTAATATTGGTGTGGGTACTCAGGCAGTAACCCCAACTGGAACTGGATGGTCATTATATCCAACAGGATATACTGCTCAAGCTGCTACTATTGATCCTGCTAATGAATTTGCATCTCCTAGATTATCCCCACAGTATGCAGGTATTACTACATCAATTACTGTTGCATTAACAGACCCAACTATCAATACACTGACAGTCTCTAATGCTCTGAATTATAACTGGAATGTTGGAGATTACCTCATTGTTGATAATGAGATAATGAGAATTAGTGAGACTGTTGTTCAGGATACAACGATTGATGTATTCCGTGGTCTATTTGGTACTCAAAAACAGAGTCACCCAATTGGATCTCAGATTAGGAGAGTTAAGTTCAAACCGATTGAATTTAGACGTAACTCAATTATTCGTGCATCAGGTCACACATTTGAATATCTTGGATATGGGCCAGGTAACTACTCCACTGCATTACCATCCAGACAGGATAGAGACTTTAAGAATGTAGAGAGGATATTATCACAGTCTGTATCAGATAATGGTGGTACACCATTCTATAATGGTTTAGATGACCAAGGTAACCAATACACTGTTAACAAGTTTACTAGTGGATCTAGTGGACAAGACTTAATTACTGGAGCACCAGTACCAACAGTTACAGGTGAAGACCTTACATCTAATACAAACGCTATTGGATTTGATGTAGAGGATACTGACCAACTAACTGTTAACCGAGGAATAAAGGTTGATGGTGGTAAGGATAAGAATATTATCTCTGAGTTCAATGGTCCTGTAGTCTTTAATAAGAAGGTTACTACTAACGCTCCTGTTGAAGCAAATAGTTTATTCATCCAAGGTGATGAAACAATTGCTAGACAGTATACTGTTGGTGTATCAACTCCTATTACTGCTGGTAACGTAGGTGATGTAACCTTCGATTCAGAACCATCTTCAGGTGGTACTGCTGGTTGGGTATACACTGATGATAACAACTGGATGAAGTTTGGTCCAATCCAAGCAAAACCAGATGGTGCTTATGTTGGTATCTTTAGTGGATCATTCAAAGGAGATGGTTCACAGTTAACAAACGTATCTGACGTTTGGGTATTTGATGGTGTTGGTATATCTACCACAGCACAGGTTGGTATTGAAACTTCTCAGGCAAAACCAGGTTACTCTTTATATGCTGCTGGTGCAGTTCTATTCGAGAACACTGTTGAGTTCAGGATGGATTCTGTTCTTTGGAATGTACCTGATGGTTGGTTGATTAATACTGGTATTACTACCTTTAATCAGCAACTTAATGCTAATACGTTTAGAACAGTTGGTGTCTCAACTCATCAAGCAGACGTTCTTATTACCACTAACCCAGAGACTACTGGAGATACTAAGGGTAACTTCTTAAGATTTGTTCAGACTGATACGATCCTTAATGCTTCATATGAGTATGGTGGTATTAAGTGGGAAGGTTACGATACTGGTAACAGTGGTGAGAGAGGATATATCCGTGGTGTATCTGAAGGATCATCTGGACAGTTTGGTATTACCTTTGGTACAATGGAGACAGGTCCATCTGCACCAGCAGAGAGACTTAGAATTGCTGCAAATGGTAACATAACTTCTACTGGTACAATCACAGTTACATCTGATGAAAGTATCAAGTATAATGTTGAGACTATTCCACATGCTCTAAGTACAGTTCAGTCATTACGTGGTGTAAATTACAGACGTAAGTCTAATGATGCTCTTGAGATGGGATTGATTGCACAAGAGGTTGAGAAGGTTCTTCCAGAACTTGTACAAGAACATCCTGATAGTAAACTGAAGTCAGTTGCATATCAGAATATGGTTGCTCTTTTAATTGAAGCAGTCAAGGAACAGCAATTACAAATCATAGAATTAAAGGATAGATTAAATGTACTGGAGGCAAAATGAAATTAAATAAACCATTAGTTCATATGCGTCTAGATCAATGTCAGTTCTTTTGGTGGGATTCACGGATTGATCCAAGAGAACCAGACTACGATCCAGATTACGATCCGTCACAAACCCCTATCAAGGGGTTTTTTTTATGGTAAAATAGGTTCAGTGAATTTAAATTGATGCATTTTTATTGTGATGGATACAAACACAAACCCCATAGGTTTGGATTTGGTGAGACTACACGATCATATGAGAAGAGACATAAAGATGGTGATTATGGTAAAGCAAATCAAGTTATAGATGTATATGATGGTGAACGCATCCCGTTGAGAGTCTGGGAGAATCAGTCTACAAGACCTGATGGAGATTTGGATATAAGTCATCAAGATCATGTTGTACATGATTTTTTGAAGAAAGATATACCTGGTGTTACGGCGATTGGTAGAGAGACTTTTGAGGTTGATGAGAATATTATTAGTGTGCCAATGGTAGTTCAAATGATTCATGAGAAATTCTTCTCTGGTGCAAAGAAAACATGGAAGACATTTAATCCATACCCATATCAAACGAACTTTTTAAATAAGATATCTAAAGCATGGAAATCTGGTCATCAACAGTTTTTATTGTTTGCAAAGTGTCGTGCAGGTAAGTCTATAATGACTCTTAAGCATATTGTGGATTGGGATTATAAGTTGACTGTTGTATGTTCTAGATTTAATTCACCAGAGCAATCATGGAAGGATGATTCTCGTGACTTCTTCCCAACTATTAGATATATTTCAGTTAAGGATAAGAATTGGGAACAGGAATTAGAATTTTGGATGGAACGTCCAGTTAATATTGTTCTATGGGCATCTGTACAATCATTAATGAATCGTGAGATACCCCAACCAGATTTACTTGTTGCTGATGAGTGTCATATAGGTTCTACAGCAAAAGAGTTTATTGAACTTAAAGAGAGGTATAATACTAAGACACTTTATGTATCTGGTACTGCTTACAGCATAGTATGGGATTTTAATGATGATAATAAGTTTGTATATACTTATTTTGATGAGCAACTAGATGTAAGAAAGGGACTGTTTAAACGTCCTAGAATGAAACCAGTAATAAGAGTATATCAGACACCTGCATATCGTAAGATTTTTGGTAATGATCCTGATTCAATTAATAATATATTCCTGATAGATAAAGAGACTGGTAAGTTTTTAAATCCACAACTTCCTACTGACTTTGCTTTTGATATCTTTAGTCCTAAAGGTCCACAAAGAAAGATTGGATTGAAGCAGAAGATGCTGCAAGGAAGATTTATTATGATGGCACTATCTAGCATAGCAGCATGCCATGAGTTTAAAAAAATTGTTGAGTGTTATTATCCTACTCTAGTTGTTACTAGTGATACTAAAAATAAGGCAAGGGAAATTAATAAGTTTATCGAATCAAATCCAAAAGCACTTATTCTTACTCAATCTGCAAATGTATTAGGATTTACCAATGAGAAGATTGATACTATTATCAATTGTAAGGGTGGTGAATCTCTTGAGTTCTGGACTCAGTTTGCCTTCCGTGGAGGATCAGGTAAACACGATTGGTGGGTGATTGACTTTAATGGTAAACGTGCTCTTAAAGCAATGAATACTGCGTTCCAGTTAGCATGTGATAATAATCCTGAGTTGAGAAACTATCATGAGGTTCAGTTTATGGATCTTAACGGTTATGAAGATGGTTTTAGGGATATAACACAGGAAGAATTTGATAGTATTCTATCTACTGATATTGATTCTACTATGTCTACAATGGAAAGTTTAGAGTCAATTTTGAATCTAGATGACGTTGATTTTAACTACAATATAAGTACTTTTGCTACAGATAATGTTTCATCAAGGGTATTAAAGACGGCAGTAGTAGGTGATGAGAGTATGAATAGTGAGAGTGGTTATAAAGCGGAGGTTGAATCTGTAAAAAAGAACCAGACCCTAACGCTTTAAAGAAGAAAGTAGTTAGGGCAATTTTAAAGAGTTTACCTCTTTGTGTTTTTTATATCTTGAAGGAAGGTAAGAATGTTAATACTATAGATGATATCTTAAAATCACCAATCTATAGTGATATTAGTGGTGATACTGAGGGTATACTCTCTGATGTTATAGATGCTAATCACAATAGCAGAGAGAAACTTACACGTCGTATTGGTACAGAGTCTAAGACTATCATAACAAGTATGAGAGAGTCGGTAACTAAGACATTAGATATCCTCTCAGTGTCCTCTGCCATCCAGCAGACCATCCCTTTAATTCTTCTTGATCCAATGATTAGTAAATTAAAAGACACCTCACAGACCCTTATACACTCCGATCCAAGCGGTTCTCATACTGCTAGGTTGTTGGAAAAGAATGTTAATGTTTATGGATTGACAGTCTGGGATGATTGTGCTAACCATAGAAATAGGGTAGAATATATTGACAAGAACGTCACCCTAACTCACAAAAAACCAGTGTTACGTCCAACAGCGATTCTTGCTAATCCCCCTTATCAAGATCCAACCAGTAAAGCAAAGAATAATAAGCAATGGAATAAGTTCCTATTGCAGCATGTTGACATGTTAGAGGATGGTGGTGATCTATGTGAGGTTTGTCCTGCATCATTTATTGGTACTACTGGGTTTGGTAAGAAGTTCCTTAAACTTTGCTCTACGATTTATAATTTAAAGGAGATTGATTATACAGCAGACCAACACTTTACTCAAGGAATAAAAATTTGTAGTTGGCATCTAACTAAAGAACCATATCAGGGTAAGACTAGAGTTATTACAGATGATTGTGAGTTTGATTGGGATCTTCGTGATGGTGTACCAGTATGGGGTGATAAAGCATTAGAGACTTCTATTTTGAATAAGATTGCTAACTCTAATCATCCACGTATCCCATTGAAGATGGGTCAAGCGATTGCTACTGAAGATTATTGTACTGATGGTGAGTATGAAGTCTTACATTCAGGTAATAATCCTTGGAAGACTAATGTAAAACCTGAGACTAGTGATGTATTGAAGTTTGTTGTACCATACTCTACTTCATATAAGAAGAGATTTATAACCAATGCACATATTGGTATGCTTAATGCATGGTGTCCTATTGTAGATGAAGAAGAAGGTGAGAGATTATCTGAGATCTTTGGGCATCCTTTGATTCAGTTATACATTGATAAGTATAAGAGAACTGGTGGATTCGCTGCTGCGGTTAAGAATGGAGAAGTACCTGATATTACAGATTATGATGATCTAGATACTCAGTTCAACTTTACTGAAGAGGAAGTTGCTTATCTGGTGACTAATAATGTCCTCTAAGAATAGACACAATCAGAAGTATGGATCTGACATCACTAGGAGTGATGATAGGATATTGAACACTGGAGAAGTATTCACTCCACCATCTTTATGTGACAAGATGATTCTTGGTTTACCTGAGAGTGTTCTTAAAGATCCAACTTCTACCTTCTTAGATAATGCAGCAGGTAATGGTAATTTTATTGTTCAGTTGAAGAAGGTATTGATGAGGTATCACAGTAGAGAGCATGTTCTTAATAACATGTTGTATGCTGTAGAATTTATGGAAGATAATCATAGTGAGATGTGTAAAAGACTAGGTGTATCTGTAGATCACCCTCATTATGTTTGTGCTGATGCGTTGGAATATCATTATCGTTTCGATGGAACTGAAGGAGATGTAACATTAGACCAGTTCTTCGAGTGACCTTCTAATAGTATGGTATAATATACATTATGGAACTTCGTACACACCAAAAAGAAGCACTTGACGTTATGCGTCATAAGCGTAAGGGAATCATTTGTGTCCCCACTGGTGGTGGTAAGACGATGATTGCCATAGAGCATGCCAAGAATTTGTTTAGACGACCTTCACTCCTTGGTCATAAGACCATTGTAGTTGTTGCTCCTAGACTACTTCTTGCTAATCAGTTGTGTTCAGAGTTTACTGAGCATATTATTGATGCATGTGTTCTACATGTTCATAGTGGTGATTCTGGTAATTACCATTCAACCACTAAACCTGATAAGATCTCTACATTCTGCTACTACTTCCGTAAGCAGCATAGGATACTCTTCACTACCTACCATTCTTTACATAAGATACAGGAGTCAGGTATTCATGTAGATGCCATATACTTTGATGAGGCACACAACAGTGTTCAAAGAAATTTTTACCCTGCTGTTAGATTTTTTGCAACTAGAGTTAATGGTGGGTGCTATTTCTTTACTGCTACTCCTAAGTTTAGCAGTACTCCTAAGAGGACTGGAATGAATGATAATCTCTTTGGTGGGATTATCTACAATGTACCTGCACCAAGGTTAGTTAAGTCTGGTTCTATTCTTCCACCAGAGATCAAAACTGTGAAGATTCCTGTTCCTAGAGAAAAGGGTGACCATCATCTTGATTGTCAAACTCTCTTAGATCAGATCACAAATGAAGATCACATGGAGAAGGTTCTAGTTGCTGCTCCTAACACTAAGGTGTTAATGAGGATGCTCAGTGAGACAGAGTTTTGTTCTCAACTCAAATGGTTGGGTTATGATCTCTTTTGGATCACTGCAAAGCATGGTGCTTTTATTAACAACAAAAAAGTATCAAGAGATGACTTCTTCGATACCATGAAGGAGTATGGACAAGATCCCAATAAGAAGTTTGTACTTCTTCACTACTCAATCTTGAGTGAGGGTATCTCTGTTCCAGGTTTGACATCTCTTATTCTTCTTAGGAATATGAATGTCATTGAGATGTGTCAGTCTGTTGGTAGGGTTCTTCGCCCTGCACCTGATAAACAGTTTGGGAACATCGTTGTTCCTACCTACAGTAACAATGTAGGTATACAAACTTCTCGCCGTTTACAGAGCGTTTATGAGACTGCTTTTGTTGATGGTGAACCTGTAGTTGCTACTATGAAAACATGAGAAAGATTGATCCAAGTGAGTACATGCTTGATGGATGGGATCGACAAGGTGAAGTTCATTATGTAAAAGGATCTACCTACAATAAAGTTATGATGACTGGATTGTGGGTATATTATGTCCTATTTGCTGCAATGTTCATTCGTGGTCTCATTCTATTTTTGAACCGATGACTACTGAGAAGGAATTAAAGCAGATCTACAATTTTTATAAAGATTGTGAACATGGATTTGCTACTAAAGATGGTTATTACGCTGTCCCTGTGCTTGGCAGCGAGACCCGATTATGCATTGTGCATGAGGGTGAAATTATAAAGACTTGCAGGAATGAAAAGTCTGCTCGTAACTTTATAACAAAGCATCGTAAACTACCTAAACAAGGAACTGTAATCCTACCATGAAAACCAAGACCAAGTTTATCTGTGTCACTCCCACGAGTACTCACGCAAGAGATCGCTTTGTTAATATAATGGAGAAATTCCATTCATGCAGGGTAAAGGAGACTACAGAGTGTAAGTATTATTTGGAATCCCTTAACAAACAATACTACTTTTGGGTAAATAAAGATGGGGATCAAAACTGGAGGTTAGAATGATGTTAGAATCTAAATTGCCACAGGATTCTTTAGTGACTATTACTGTTGATAAGGTAGGTCTTATCACAATGATTGTTGCTGCACATAAGGCAATCAAACAAACTAACTCTTGGAATCTTGGGGATGAGTATGATACTGACATAACACCATACCATGAGATGAAGGAGACTTTGATTGAACAGTATGAGCAAACCTATGGTGATACTGAGTATAGATCTGCTCTTGAAGAATAATGCACATTGTATTACAATGTACAAAAGATGCTACAGAGTACTTTGATAAATGGTTAGAGTACTTCATGTTGCGTGAAGATCTTTATGGGGATGAGACTTATAGTTCTCTATCTGATGATTGTTTTGCTACTACTAATCTTCTTGGATTAGTTAAAGATAATGTCTTTGATCAACATCTTGAGTATCTCAAAGATATATGTGAAGCAGCAGCAGGTAAGAGATTGTCTTATCATTACCTACATATGATAAGTTATGATGCTGGTGGGTATATGACTCGCCATAGTCATGAACACAATGAGGATTATAGTTTTATACTATACCTCAATTCATGTAAGGATGGTGCAACTATCTTACATGAGGATAAGGATTATCATATAATACCACAGAGAAATAGAATGTTAGTATTCACTGCCGACTCAGAACATTCAGCACAATTCTCTGATTCTAAACGAATACTTGTCGGTGGACTTAAACTAAAACAATGAAAGATCAAAACTCCATACCTGACAATGAAACTAAATCTGAGAAGTGGGATCGTGGTAAGACCTTATTCTTAGAATCATTATACAAAGCAGATCATCAATTACGTGGTTGTGCTCATAACCAGAAGTGCTATAATGAACTGATGGAGATTAGAGAACAAGTAATTGATTTAGTCAAGGAATTAGAGTATGTACCAAGCACTACCAAGTAGACTACATGTTAAAGATAGTCCTGTAGCAGGACAAGGTATCTTTGCATTAGAGGAAATACCTGCTGGTATGGTTCTTGGTATGTCCCATATTGTTGTTGATGAGGTTATCTATAGAACACCTTTGGGTGGGTTTATAAATCATTCTGATGATCCTAACTGTGTCAAGTGGCAAGAGGATGATAAATATTTTATCAAAACTTTACGGAAGGTACATTTAGGTGAAGAATTGTTTTTGAAGTACACTTTTTACAATGTCTAAAGCATCACAATTTATACTTCAGTTTATTCTGAGTGAAGAGATCACCCATAAACTTCGATCTAAAGCACAGTCGGAGGGGATAGACATGTTGGAGTTGAAGAGAGTAAGGAAGAGTGTAATAAATTATTTGGAGGATATGCAATAATGTATGATGATGATTATTCTGGTCCTTATCTGAAGAAGTTTGCTATTCCTTTTTGGCGTGGTGAGATAAATGACTGGGATTCTAAAAAGGAACAACTATGGCAGATATTTGATAGATTTAAAAAGAATTTTGTAGAGGGTGATCAACTGAGTGATTATGATAGTAATCGTCAGTATCATTTTTTACTTGAAGGAATCCTTATGGATGATCTTATCAGAGTTAAAAAGGATTTTGGATATGGAGACAAGCAGTTGAGAATAAACTCCGCATGGTTCCAACAGTATGAGAAGAAGCATACTCACTATGTTCACAATCATGGGTTTGGTGGTTTTAGTTCTGTTTTATATTTGAAGTTTGATCCTGAACATCATCAACCAACTGTTTTTGTAGCACCATATGTTAGTAACATGGATGGTAATGTTTTAGAATATATACCAGAAGGAGTAACGGAAGGAACATTGATTGTATTTCCAACATCTTTAGCACATTATGTTCCTGTAAATAGAAGTGAGGAGTCTCGTGTAATACTATCAATGAACATCAACTAATGCTTAAAGTACCACATGAGTTCCAGTTACATGTATCACACTCATGTAATTTAACATGTGAGGGTTGTACTCATTATATGAATCAAGGTCACACTGGTAATGTATCATTGGAGACTGCGATAGAGTGGATGGATAACTGGAAGGATAAAGTTATACCTAAAAGATTTACCCTGATGGGTGGAGAACCTTGTATCCATCCTGATCTGGGGGATTTTGTGTGGGAGACAAGGAAGAGATGGCAAAATTCATATACTGAGGTAGTTACTAATGGATTCTTATTACATAGACACCCTAATCTATATGAACCTTTAAGGAAGACTAAGACTGTACTTGCAATATCAGTACATAGTAACGAAGATAAGAAGTATTTGGATAGATTTAAACCAGTTTATGAGTTGGCACGAGAGTGGATAGATAGAGGTGTTCAGGTAGAACTTAGACCTTCTATAAGACACTGGCAAAGACAATATAAGGGTTTTGGTGATAAGATGGAACCCTATGAAGATAATGATCCTGTGTCAAGTTGGGATGTATGTGTATCACGCTTGTGTGTTCAGTTATATCAAGGTAAACTATGGAAATGTCCTGGTTTAGCATACCTACCTATGCAAGCAGAGAAGTATAATCTATCTGATAAATGGAATCCATATCTAAAGTATGTACCATTGAGTGAGGATTCAGATGAAACTGAGATTAAAAAGTTCTTCCTTCGCAAAGCAGAATCATTCTGTTCAATGTGTCCTGCTAATGCAGAATACTTCAAACCAGCAGATCCATTACTACCTGTAGGTTATTGGAAGAAACTATATGACACATGATCCTTGGGAAGATAAAAGAACAATAACTCATTGGTCATTTTGTGAGAATGAGTTGTACCGAGCATATAATCTTTTGAGTGATTATGATCGGGAGAATTTGTTATGGGAGATTGATGATGAGTTAAAGCAACATGATGATAAGTGGGATAGATCTACTGAGGTTACTAATTACTTGGTTAGTAGGAAGTTAGTCCATATGCAGACTTGGAGACTATTCTTTAAGTTGGTTAAGAAGCATCTCTACAATTATTCTAATATAATTGGTGATCCAGAGATTAGAAAACTTAAGGTTGCTTCATGTTGGGCAAAGAGAATGAAGGGTGTTACTCAGAAGTTATATGATGGGCAATTGTATATAAATTATGGTAACACACATAAGCATGAGCATTTTGATTTGGGGATGATATATTATCTCAAGAATCCTTCTAGAATCTATGGTACTCTCATAGAGAATGATGATAGAGAGATAATTATTCCAGGCGATGAGAACTCATTGTTGATACATCATTCAAATATAAATCATCAACCAGTTAATCCAGAACCAGCAGTTGCTAAGGATTATTATAGGTGTGTATTGGTGGTTGACTTCGTTGCTCCATATAAGTTAGAATACTACAGGAGTTTGAATAATGGATAGTTACGAGAAAATCTTATACTTAAATCTTCTTGAGAAGATTAAGGGTGGAGATATATCTCAGTTATCAGGTGATGAACTTGATTGGTTAAAGAGTAGACCAGATATTATGCACACTGTTGCGGAGGCAGGAAGTTATAATAAGATAAGAGATGATCAGCATTTTAAAGATGTTGTGTCAGGTACTATAGAAGAGATTCTAATTGACCTTAAACTTCAATAGACATGTATAAGAGATTAAATCGTGAATTTGAGATTGATTCACTAACTAAAACTGGTAAGAAGATTGAGTATGGTATTGATACTCCGATGGGATTTGCTGGAATTAGATATTCATATGTTAGATTAAAGGAAGATCCTTTATTGAAGGTAATACCTGCAAGGTATAGAGATAGATGTACGTTCTCGTTGATGGAGGTTAATCATAAGATACCAGCACATACTGATAGTGGTATAGAAGCGATTGTGAATTTTTATATGACTGACGATAAAATGGTAACACAATTTTATCATCCAAGAGAGGATGTTGAGACAGTTCAGATTGCTAACCAGACTGATGGTGCTATATTCCATGATAAGTATCTTAAAAAGTCTGATAGATTCATGGCACATTCAAAGCAAGCATATCTTTTGAATGTATCTCATCCACATGCATTAATTCCTTCAGACTATACACCAAAACCTATAAAAAGGAGAGCAATTTGTATGCAGTTACTTGAGACAAGTTGGGATGAAGCAGTTGATATGTTAAAAGAGACAGGGTATATTGATGATTGAGATTTTTGATGATTATTTGCAAGAAGATGAACATCAAATCATCTATGATTACTTTATGGGTAACCTGGATAAAGGTGACATTGCAAATTCTATGTGTTGGAATTGGTTGAATGGCATCTCAATGAAGGGTGATGGTCACTTCCAGTTAGTACATCAAATATTCTCTAATCATAATGTCATTAGTCCTGCATTTGATCTGATGAAACCAATACTCAAGAAGGAAGAGGTTATTGGTCTTGCTAGGATCAAAGCAAATTGTCTTATTAAAACTGAGGAACAAATAATATTTGATTGGGCATTTCATACAGACTTCTCTGACTTGGGTGATGAAGCAATTACAGCAATATACTATGTTAATTCAAATGATGGTAAGACTATCTTTGAGGATGGTAAGTATGTTGAGAGTAAAGCAAATAGATTACTTAGGTTCCCACACTTCATGAAGCATACTGGTACTACATGTACTGATGAAGATCGTAGAATAATAATCAATTTTAATTATTATGTTCCAAAGCACAATCATATAGATGGTATATGATGTTAAACAATTAGAACTTCATGTTACTCATGCTTGTAACTTTACATGTGAGGGATGTTCGCATTACTCAAATCAGGGACATAGTGGTAATATAACATTAGATGAGTGTGAGGAGTGGTTATATACTTGGAGTAAGAGAATAAGACCAAAGGTTTTTACTATACTTGGTGGAGAACCAACATTACATAAGGATTTACCAGATATATTATACATGGTTCGAGGGATGTTCCCAGATCCATATACTGAGATTGATTTAATAACCAATGCAACTGGTTTGCATTTACATCCTAGATTACCACAGATGCTACTAGCAACACATTCTAATCTAGCAGTATCAATTCATAGCATAGATCATATGAATTATGTTAGGAAGTTTAAGCGTGGGTATCAACTTGCTAAGGATTGGAAGAATGGTTTAGGTGTTCATGTAGAGTTTTGGGATTTTACTAATCGAGATTGGGTTAGACAGTATAAAGGGTTTGGTGATAGAATGATGCCATATGAGGATAATAACCCTAGGAAGAGTTGGGAGAAGTGTATCTCAAAGGATGCTTTACAACTACATGAGGGTAAGTTATGGAAGTGTCCACCTCTAGCGTATCTTCCCATGCAAGCAGAGAAGTATAATTTGTCAGAGAAATGGGATGAATACTTGAAATATAAACCATTAGAGGTAGAATGTAGTGATGAAGAATTAGAAAACTTCTTAAATAAAGAAGACGAATCATTTTGTTCAATGTGTCCTGCTAACCAAGTAGAACCATACACTAAACCAGATCCGACACTGCCACTTAGTTATTGGGAGAAACGTAATGATAACATGGGGGATATCATCAGAGAGTCATAATGCAGCACTAGCAGTGTTTGCAGATGATAGTCTGGTGTTTGCCTCAGAGAGTGAGAGATTTAGTCGTATCAAGAATGATCCAATAATACCTGATAATCTTATACATCATGCTCTTCAGTATGGTAAACCAGATTTGGTTTGTTGGTATGAAAGACCATTCATAAAACAGTTAAGACAGTTACGTGCAGGTCAAGGATTAAAAGAGAATTTTACAGAGTATATTGATGCACCAGTGAAGTTTTATGGTCATCATTATACTCATGCTTGTGGTGGATATTATACCAGTCGATTTAGAAATGCTTGTGTAGTTGTTATTGATGCTATTGGAGAGTTCCAGACTTTAACAATATGGGAAGCATATAATAATAATTTAACTTTAAGGTATCAGAAGAGATATCCTAACAGCATTGGACTTTGGTACACTGCTATGACTCAGAGGTGTGGATTAAAACCAAATGAGGAAGAGTATATCCTTATGGCAATGTCTGCATTAGGTGATTCTAATAAGTTGAAGCAAGCAATGTTTGATGACTTTATTGGTGAGGATTTTAAGTTTAAGAAGAATCTTCATAAGGGATGTAAGGATTGGAGACCAGAGGAAAATATACATGATATTGCAGCAGCAACTCAAGATGTATATGAGATATTATTTGAATCAATTTTAAGGAAGGCAAAGAGATTAGTTAATAGTGATAACTTAGTTTTAATGGGAGGTTGTGCTTTGAATTGTGCTGCTAATCCTAAAGCATATTCATTCTTTAAAAATGTATGGATCATGCCAGCACCAGGTGATAATGGATCTGCTATAGGTGCAGTGTTAGCACATAAGAAGAAGCATATTACATATACTCCATATACAGGAGTTAATATAACATCTAAGTATGATAATGAGGTTATTGTTGATCATTTGTTAGACAACAAGGTATGTGGTATTGCCAGAGGAAGAGCAGAGTTTGGACCTAGAGCATTAGGTAATAGAAGTTTACTAGCAGATCCTAGAGACATAGGAATTAAGGATAGGGTGAATGAGATTAAGGGTAGAGAACCATTCAGACCATTTGCTCCAGTAATATTAGAAGAGTATTCTAGGATATATTTTGATCTGCCTGTAAAGAGATCACCGTACATGCAATTCACAGCAAAATGTAGTTTCCCTGACAAATATCCAGGTATTGTGCATGTAGATGGCACTAGCAGGGTACAAACCGTCACAATGCGTGATAACAAACCCCTATATAATTTACTTAGATTATGGAAGGGTAAAACTGGTTGCCCAATGTTATTGAATACCAGTCTTAATGTGAAGGGTGAACCTATGGTTAATGATATAAGTGATGCAAAGAGATTTGCAAAGATTAATAATGTTGAGGTTTTTACATGAAGATCTTTAAGGTTGAGGATTCTAGATGTGATCTGCATGATCAATGGTGGCATGATCAAGATAGTGAGGAGAAGTTTAAGGCAAACCTAAAGACTGCTCCAAAAGATTGGAAGTATAGGACTGAGACTATAACATATAGAACTAATTCTTATGGTTATCGTACCAAAGAATTTAACAAAATCAACTGGAAGAAATCTATTGTTTTGTTTGGTTGCTCCCTAGTCTTTGGCGTAGGAGTTAATGAAGAGGATACAATAGCAGCACAGTTGAGTGAGATAACTGGACAATATGTTGTTAACATGGGTGTTTGTGGTGCATCATCACAATATTCCGTTCATAATTTATCATGTTTATTGAGTCAGTATAAACCAGATAAAATTGTTATTGGATGGTCATCATATACTAGAACTCCATTATATCAGAAAGAACGTGTAGTTCATTGTGGAAATTGGAGAGATGATCCTGCCATGTTGGGATTAGCATACAGACGCTACACTCATCATGGTAGAACTATGTTGGAGATATATCAGCAAATTGCTAAACAACTTGGTATGGATGCTGAGTTTACTCTCTTTGATGACATGAGTTTAGATTGTGAATACATACATACCATTGATAAGGGTAGGGATTTATCACATGGAGGTGTTCAAACTTACAAGAAGGTAGCGAATTGTATTGCTGAACAATTATTCTTATGATATACTGTTATGGTACTAGGAGGTCGTATGACTAAAAGAGAATTTAAAACTACTGACAAGAAAGGACGTGAGTCCACTTGGGAGTGGGAGGAGACTCCAGAATTACTCAAAGCACTTGAGGTACTTCATAGTCACGACAACAAAGAAGATACCAAATGAAGAGTGATAACCTAACAATGGAAGAACTCACGGATGCCGCCGATGAGTTTTTTGCTAAGTTTGATTTTATTATGACTAGATGCCCAGAGGGAACATCCGTCAAGGATATTCTAAGGGTTATGGATGTCGTTGCTAACATTGGTTATAGAAATAGAGACAATCAAACTAAGGTTGTCGGTTTTATTGGACCAGAAGGAAGACAGGAGGTTCCTAATGAAGAGACTACTGAGGAAGATTAGAGACTGGTTCCAGAAGAGGAAATCCACGGAACATGATCCGTACAACTACAAATAAAAACATGAGATTCTTTTTAGACACCGCAGACGTTGACGCTATTGCATCCAGATATGATACTGGACTAATAGATGGTGTCACTACCAATCCTACCTTGATACTGAAGTCAGGTCGTACTCAGCATGAGGTTATTAAGGAGATTGCAGAACGATTCCCTGAGATGGAGAGTATATCTGCTGAAGTAGTTGCTGAGACTGCTGATGAAATGATAGCACAAGCGGAGACATTCTATCCTCTTGCTCCTGCTGTTACTATTAAAGTACCTTGCACAGTTGAGGGACTTAAGGCATGTAAGAGATTGAGTGATGGTGGCATTAAGACTAATGTAACCTTAGTATTCTCTGTTGCTCAAGCATGTTTAGCAATGAAGGCAGGTGCTACATACCTATCACCATTTGTTGGTAGATTAAATGATAACAGTTTTAGTGGTGTTGAGTTAATCAAAGCAATCTGTGGTGTTCAGAAGGAACACAAGATGGAGACTAAGATTCTAGCAGCATCATTAAGAGAAGCACATCAAGCATCACGTTGCTTGTTATATGGTGCTCATGTTCTTACATTACCTGTTAAGACGTTCGATAGTATGTACAACAGTGTGTTGACTAGAGAAGGTCTTGACCTATTCAATCGTGACTATGCGGAGGCAAGTTTAAATGCTTGATATACAAACAAACAAGAACAAAGAACTTGGATTATGGGAGATAACTGCCACTCTTGATCTTCCACCTATTACTGTAACTAGGTTAAAGAAGGATAAGAATGACATTGAGTATGAATTACGCAATGCTTTTAGTGAAGTAATTCAAGAGATTGTGGAGAAACATTGTGAGGAAGAACTCTAATGTCTAAGATCTACGAATCCCCTGATGGTGGCAAGACTGTCTACGTCAGGGATACTGATACTCCAGACAAAGAGAGAGAACTCTTATTTGATTATAAGTTGATGGATGCTGAGATACAAGCACAGTCACCATATAATGATGGGTGGACTCAAGAGATGTATCGTGAGTATGCATTAGAACGTAGAAAGGAATTGCAAATGCCTCAAGTTGAAGAGGAACTTTGGCCCGCATGGATCAAGATGAATCTAACTGAGGAAGCAATGGAGAGGTATGGTAGTTGGAAAGCAATGCAGGATGATGGATGGGAATTGACAGAAGATGGGTTCTGGATAAATGATGGATCTAGAAAGGTGATAAATAAAGAATAAAGGAATAGAAGTCTTATACAATGTCTGCAACATTAACTGCGACTGGAATTACGTTTGGAGACTCTACCTCACTGTCATCTAAGTATGGTGTAGTCGAGCAGGGTGCTGCTATGGTATTCTTCCAAGCAGCAGCACCAACTGGATGGGTAAAGGAAAATTCACATAACGATAAAGCATTACGACTTGTTAATGGAACTGGTGGTGGGTTTGGATTTGGTGGAACCTCTGGTGCTGGTGGATTAACATTCTCTCAAGTATTCCCCAATACTACCTCATCGCTGGCAGTACCGTTCAGTGCTAGTACTACTGTAACTGGTACAGTTGGTGGTACAACTCTGGCAATCTCACAGATACCAGATCATACTCACAACTCACTGACTGGTGGTACTGCATCTGCATCAGGTGGAGGTGGAACCTTCAGGGTGTCAGGATCTTCACCTACAGGTAATGTGGTATCTCCTAGTGGACAGATAGGACAACCACACGATCACCCCTTCAACGGATCAGCAACATTTACTGCTACAGGAGCAGGACAGATTGACTTAAGACTTCAGTATGTCGATGTACTAATATGCACCTTCAGTTGATATGGCAAGATTAACATCCAATGGAGTACAATTTGATTTAGCAGACGCTAGTAATTCCATTAATTCGTATTATTGGATGTATCCTGCTGGAACGAGGAAATTGTTTTGGGAAGCATCTGCACCAACTGGATGGACACAGTTAGTAGATGCTGCATATAATAATAAAGCACTTAGAGTAGTAACAGGAACAGGTGGTGGATCTGGTGGTGTGTTTGATTTTACCACAGTATTATCTACTGTTAGAGATATAAACATAACTGTAAATAATACTGAACCTATTCTACCACCTTCAGGTATACCAAAGGTGGTGGGTGACCACACTCTATCAATCGCTGAGTTACCAGAGCACAGTCACGAACACTTACTTGGACCTACTGGTGGTGCAAATGCTACACCATTTAGTAATGTAGGATCTAGGGTAAGAGATGGTGCGACTAATACTGGTGGAGTAGATCAAGGTGCTGCTGGAGGTCCCCATGACCATCCATTTAGCGGTACAGTACAAATTCAAGGAACATATACAGCAACATCTAACTTGGCAATACAATACTTAGATGTTATAATGTGTCAATTGGACTAGATATATAATTATATTATGGCACAATTAAAACCAGAGGATTTCTGTCCATTAATACAAGATAAGTGTAAAAAACTTGGTTGTTCATGGTATACACAAATTAGAGGTGCTAATCCACAAACAGGAGAAGCAGTTGATGAGTGGGGTTGTGCTGTAACATGGTTACCTATGTTATTAATAGAGAATTCTCAACAACAGAGAGGTACTGGTGCTGCTGTTGAATCATTTAGGAATGAGATGGTGAAGAACAACGAGAATAATATTAATGTTTTATCTGCTGCTGCTCAAATGCTAAACCAAGCAAGAGAGACAAAGATTATTAAAGCAGATATTGATGTTGATACTAATGACCATACTCATAAACTTGGAGGATCGGAATGAAGGTATTTACTTTAATAGAGGCAGATCGTTACATTAAGGTTGACGATAAGGGTATATTCTTTACTAAAGAGAATTGGCCTTTTACTGATATTGAGCATCTATGGGCAATCCAATGGAAGGATGGTAATGGATGGGTAGAGTATGATACTGCTATTCCACATACTCCTATCACAGAGCAAGAGATACAAAAGTATGTTGAACATTTTAATGAAGAGAATGAACGTCAGATAGCAGAACAGAAAGCAAGAGAAGAGGAAGAGAAGAAGAGAGTTGTATCATGGGAAGATGCCATGAAGGAACTAGAACTTCAGATGGATAATATGCAGAAGAATCATGATGATGAGATGAAGGAGATCGAATTGAAGCATGAGACTGAGAAGGAGAGATTATATACTAATGCTGAATTGCATGAGAAGGAACATAAGAGACAGATGACATTCTTAATGAAGGATCATGAACTTCAGGTAGAACGCATCCAACAACAGGTTATGAAGGATCATGATGAGATCTTCATGAATCAAGATCAGATGGAGGATGTTGCAAAGGAAAGTCAAGGTATGTTTGATGGTTTACCAAAGGTTAAAGGAGATAACGAACTATCACCTATGGTAACATTATTTGATGGTGATGTTGATGAATCTTTATTTGATGATGCAATTGATGATGAGTATTTTGATAAAGCAACAGGTGTAGATGAATCATCACAACAGTTTGTTGATGAACAGATTAAGAAAGATTCTAATGATGTTAAATATAACTCTAGAGATGGTGACAGTTACTTTGAGAATTTTGACTTAAGTAAACTTGATGATGAGTTTGATCTAGAGATGATGTTTGAAGAGGAAGAAGTTCCAGTTGTTGATGAGATTGAGAAATTAATCATTGAGGATGAGGAAAACCAAAAGGAGGACTAGTTTGGACAGGGATCACGAAGTTAGAGTAGGTAAAGATGATGATCAACGTAAGGACTTGAGGAAGACTGCGAAGAGATTGATTAAGGTAGCAAAGAAGAATCCTAATTTGTGGACAAGAGAGGATGTCATGTATGCTAAGTTGATTAAGAAGCAAAATAAGAAGAGGAAAGATGGGAACCATAGTAGTAAATGCTGATAGCATTAGGATATTTTGTATCATGGTACTAGGTGTCATTTGGTTTTATCTACTCAATCAAGAGTTGAGAAGTAGAGATGAGGATGATTGAAGTAATTATTTTTGGATTATGCTCTGCTGCATTAGCAGGTGGAGCATTTGCTTTGATGTTCGCTAATCTTAGAGATATCAATAAATATAATGAAGGCAAGAGAAGACCAATGGACAAGACTCCTCCCCCAGAGAACCCATTAAACTCTAATCATCCAGAGGTCAAGGAGATTAAAGGTACAGATGAATTATTGGTGGTAAATTTTGAGAAGGATACTCGTGATCCTTTAAACAAATCATTACAAGATAGAATAGATGCATTGAACAATGATATAGAAGATGATTGGGATGATGAGGATGACGATGATGATGGTGGAGATGTGGTAGTTGTCAGACGTTGACGGATGGTGTATAATATCTAAGATGATGAATACCCAGTAATGTGGACTCTTTTAATATTGAACTTAAAGTTGGTGATAAGATAGACGTTGGTAAGTTTAGAAACGTTAGAACAGTTATCACTGACATATCCCTTGACGATCATGGTCAACCAGTTATACATACAGACAAAGGAGAGCGTAAGGCACTGTCGTTCCGTCTTCGCAAGTTAGATGTATGAGTAACACTAATCTGGATGAGAAGATAAAAACTGCTGAAGCAAGGATAAAGGAGTTGGAACTCCTTATAAAGCATTGGAGAGAAGCAAATAAGAAATAATGACTGTTATACATCCCTTTGGACCTATTATCTCTAGAGATAGGGTATCAGATGAATTTCTATCTCTCTTACAAGCAACAGCGAGAGCATCTAGAACTGCTAGGAGTATGGGTCATAGTTTAGCAGGTAACATAGAATCTCAAACCAAAGCGGTTGTTGATTCTAATTTGTTCATGCAACATCTGTACCCACACATAGTAGATCATGTAAGAGCATGTTATACTAGGATGGAAGAGAATATGATTGGTGATGGTCCAAAACCATTGCCAGGTGAGACTACTACTAAAGGTGTTAAGCATCTTAGATTCCATCTTGGTCAAGGACCATGGGTTAATTATCAACAACCTAATGAGTTTAATCCAATTCATGCACATGGAGGAACTCTTAGTGTTGTCATTATGATTGATGTACCAGAAGAGATTGCTAAAGAAGCAGTAGATTTTAAAGATAAGTGTAACATGCCATGTGCAGGTCAACTGGAATTCGTTGAAGGAGTTACCACTTGGTTGGTTCCAGGAACATGGAAGGTAATTCCTAAGACTGGAGACATGTATATATTCCCTGCTGAGTTGAAGCATACAGTTTATCCATTCAAGAGTAATGTTGAGAGAATAACCATGAGTCTTAACGTATTTGATATTCTGAGAGTTGAGGAAGCACCATGATGAATGAGAAATTAGTAGAGAACAATTTTATGATTGTTCCTAACTTTATATCAGAAGAGAGAGCAACTGATCTAGCAAAAGAGTTTAACTTGTATGCAGAGGAGTTTGATATAACTAATGATCCTCAAGTAGATAAGTGTCTTGGTAAGTATGATTATATCTCGTTTGTAGAGTTATTATGTGAGAAGAATGTGCAGGTATCTCAACTGGTTGGTGAGACTGTGCTACCAACATATACTTACGCAAGGATATATGAGAAGGGTGCAGTTCTAACACCACATGTTGATAAGGAAGAGTGTGAGATCTCTTTGACTGTTAACTTAGCATCTGATGAACCTTGGGCAATATGGATACAGAATCCTAAAGGACAGAAGCAAGAGGTTATATTAAATCGTGGTGATGCTATGATATATTTTGGTATGACTGCACCACATTGGAGAGAAGAGTACATTGGTAATGCTTGCACACAACTATTCATGCATTATGTTAGGAGTAGAGGTAAGTATGCCACATTTTATTTTAATAAGGATCGTAAAGTAGTGACAGATCAACCACGCAAGAAGGAAGACATACCAGTAAAGGTAGAACCATTACCAAGAGTGAATACTCTCGACGAGTATATACGAGTATATGATAATATACTTACACATAAAGAATGTAAGTTAATACTTGATGAGTATGTTGAGTCTAAGGAGTGGTATGATGCAATGGTTGGTGGTGGTGTAAAGAAAGATAACGTCAGGAAATGTCAGATTGCTCATATATCATTGAAGGAAGTAATTAGTAAGAATGAAGAGATCCGTAAGAAGATAGACACACTCGTATTTGATAAGGCAGGAGGTGCTGCTTCTAGGTACATTCAAGAGTTCCCTCATTGTAATATTAGCACTGATAGTGGTTATGATTTACTGAGATATGATGAAGGTGGATTCTATACTATACATACAGATAACTATAAGGACAGACCAAGAACAGTTGCGATGTCATTGATGTTGAATGATAATTATGATGGTGGAGAGATAGCATTTTTTGAGAGGTCACATATTATTAAACCTTCAGCAGGTTCAGTGGTGATATTCCCTGCTAACTTCATGTATCCTCATGAGATCATGCCAGTTCTCTCAGGTACACGATATGCTATCATAACTTGGTTCACATAATATAAAGCAATCGTTAAGAGTTGACGAAAATGTATATATAAGGTACAATATGTCTTTATATCAACATAATTGTATCATATGGCACTATCTGAACAGGTGACTGATTCACTAGAAGATGCAGAGTCCAGTCTTCGTAATGCTTTAGCATTTGCTGCTCGTAATGAGCGACCAATGATTTGTAGAGAAATAGCTAAGATGATCTCACAAATTGAAACGATACAGCATGCAGATGGTATACTAGACACATTAGAGAATCGTGAATACGGTAGTCGTGGTTCATTCGGTTCTCACTTCAACCCTAACCCTAACGACGAGGAGTAAACCAATGATCGCCCTAGACCAAACGTATGAATCCTATTTAAAAGGAGATAAGAAGTTCCGCATTGATGGAATAGAAGAACGTATTCGTGGTTATGGGTGGCATTGTGATGGTAATGAACTTAAAGGACATTATGTTACAACAGATAACTACAAACTGTTTTACAATATGGAAGGACATTATGTAGAAAAGAAACCAATTAAGCATTTGATTGATATATAATATAGCATTTGGTAACGTGAATGGATGATGATTTACTCCAACTGTATAGACAGGGTATTAAGTCGTTAGAGGATATCAAGGAGGATTATGCTGCAAGGTTAGCAGCAAGGGAGTATCAACCTGAAGAGGTTTTGTTAAAGACAGGGTTATTGTGTCTTAGATTGACAAGGGAATATTTTAGATTGCATCATTATATTGCTGATCATGAGGATGATGCAAAGAAGAAGAAGTTTATGAAGAGAGAGTTAGATAATAATTATAACATAGGTTCATTCATCATTGATGACAACAATAGAAAATATTATAGAGTCTTGCAGTTGACTGATGATGACGATTGCAAGGCACATTGCTTTGTGGGTATGACTGATGGTAGAGTATATAAACCAAGATCACAGACTTCAGCAAATAGAAGTCATTGGTGGGATTTAGATCAGTGTCTAAGGATTGCTGATTGTCATGGATATTACTTGAATAAAGATCCAGAAGAGAATATGCCACTTTAAACACCTGCACATTCTGTATGTACTAGGATCGGAACTGCGTGTATAATAAGGAGGTACTCAAGGGAACTGACTTATGACTTTAACACCAGTTAAATTTGATTCTCCATCTTACGACAAGTACGAAGATGTGAAGAATAAAACTATTCAAGAGAGAGTTCTTGAGTGGACTAATGAACTATGCGTTCATTTACAAGCAGACTATGATCGCAATGCTTATAGTTCTCGTTACGTCTTTGAGATTCAAACAGGACGTAAGTACCATAAGATCATTGCAGATAACTCTGTACATGCTTTTGTCGATAAGAATACAGGTGAAGTTTATAAACCTGCATCTTGGAGAGCACCTGCAAAGCATGTAAGATATGACCTACGCATCATTCAAGAGCGTATGGCATGCTACAACAGAGCAGACTGGGCAGGTGGTTACCTTTACATTCGTTAATTAAATGCACTTACTTCTTTCTCTTATCTCTATCGCTCTTATCTTATTAGTGATAGTTTATTCAATCATCCAACACTACGATCCCCATGCCTAAGCAACTATTCAAACCACAGACATTCAACTGTGAACTCACTGAGAGTCAAATCAGTACTATCCTTTATGTACTTGAAGGATACAGTCAAGGCAATGATGATGAAGAACTTGTTCAGGAAATGGATGAGATCTTCAAAGTCCTTGAGAACGTAGTACCACAAGATTACTACGATGCTATTGAAGATGGTGTTGTACCATCTGTTGAATTAGAAAATGTCACTGATGAGTGGTATGATGAGGAGGGTAATCTTAAGCATGACTAAAGTCAATCGTTACACCAGAGCAGGGCAGGATGGTAAATGGATCACCTGTCCTAAATGCTCTCAAACTTCTAAAGTATATCACTTTAGTTGGTCTGCACTCACATGTCAGTGTTGCAGAGAATCAGTAAACAAATCAGATTGGGAGGTTTACGCAGTTTAATCATGGCAACTTGGAACGCAAAATGTTATCTCGGAACCAAAGGAGGTTATCAAAACCTTCAAGTTGAAGCAGCATCAGTTAATGGTGCTCGTCAACAATTTGAGAGAGTATATGGTTCCCAACAAACTATTAACATTCGTCGTGTCGATGGCGATTCTTATTCAGGAGGTGGTAGTATGGGTGCAATAGAAGGCATCAGTACATTATTATTTTGGATTGGTGCGTTCCTAGTATTCATGTATTGGAAGGAGATTGCTGCAATAGCATTGATCTTCGGAATACTATCATTAATCATCTGGTTCTTTAATCAAAAGGAGACAAAATGAGCACACTACATCATGAAGAGATTCTTCTTAATCTATTTGATGAGGTAACTGAAGAGTTCCCTTGGTTAGATGAGGATACAAGAATTGACATAACAAACCAGAGATTTGAGGAGTTATGCCAATGAGCAAAGATATGACTGCCAAGGAGAAGTTAATCTTCATTGTCTCATTCATATGGATGATGCACTGGGGTGTGCGTGTTGCGTTTGCAACTATTAGTACACTTGAGATGAGGTTCTTCTAATGCTTTATTATGACATCAGAGGGTATGGTTACTCTAAACGTCTTTGTGAGAATGTTTTAGCATGGTTCATTAAGGAACATATGCCAAAACATAAATTAGACATTGACATAAAACATTGTGGATTGAAGAGGGATGATTCTTTTGGATATTGTGATGTGAAGGATAGTTATGTAAGACCAAGAGAGTTTGAGATCTCTCTTCAAGCACACATGGATAAGGAGGATTACATTAAGACATTGCTGCATGAGTTGGTACATGTGCATCAATGGGTTACTGGTGTTCTTAAACTTAGAAGGAAGAGGATGTATTATGCTGACTGTGATATAACTGAGTATGGTTATGACGATCAACCACATGAGATAGATGCTAGGAAGAAGGAAGTATCATTGTATAAGAAGTACATGAAGATTCCAGAATATGACAGACAGTTCACAAACCGTCTATGTGGTGGTGCATATTCGTATTGGTAGGTGTATAATAGATGTATACCAAAAGGATTCACATGAACGACGATCTCCTTCTCATCCAAGACCAAGAAGATGATCTTAACGAGGATGTATTTGAATCATTCAACGAAGATCAACTTGATGACCACGAAACCTTCTCACTTGACTGAGGAGGTTTTTTACTGTAGACTCTTACTATTCTTTAACTCTCTAATGGATAAGTATCTGTATATTGTAGACTACTGGGTTCCATTCCCACAGTCTGAGTACGGTGGTCAGATTAATGTGGTTGCTGAGAGTGACCAACAGTGTTTTGATTTATGTCTTGATTTGAATGATGGGTATGAGGATGACCATGTGAATCGTATCATGCCTAAGATCAAAAATGCAGTGCGTCTTAAACTTGATGAGTCTGAGGATGTTGGTATCGTGTCATCATTTATGACATAGATACTATGTTACTTTTGGGATCTCATTATGGATGAAATCAACATCAGAAGTCAGATAAGACATGAGAAGTGCATTGAGCATGTGGAAGAATTCTTCATGGCAACGTGCATGGAGTTAGTAGCAAGTGACAGATTAGATGATGCAGACGCACTGCATAGTGAATTTGTGGTAGATGATGAAGACTGTCCAGATAATTGGTTATTCATAAACGATTTAACTATTGAGGATTTATGAGTTATGAACCAGAGGTTGACGATTATGTTATTTGGGACAAAGGTGAGTATGGAGTTGAGAAGGGATGGGTTTACTTCAAATGTGATGAGTATATCACTATAGAAGTTCATGTTAAACCCAAACCATATTGTGAGCATGCCAAAAATGATCGTCACAAAATGATTCACTGTTTGTTATTATGCAACAATCAGTATTGGAGTGAACTAAAGTACGTTAGGCATCGTGAGTCTCCATATCAGGATGCAAATGCACCAGAACAATTAAACTTATTCAAACAATGGAACCACTGTCAAAGCAATTAAAAACAGGAACTAAGAAGTCACACTCCGCAGCAGAGAATACTAAGTTTGTTGCGTCATTCCTTAGAGGTGTACTTGATCCTGAAGAGTATCGCAAACTCATTGCTAACTTCTTCTTTGTTTATAGAGCAATGGAGGAGGAGATCAGTAAACATCATGATGATCCTGCTGTTGCTGTAATTGATGATCCTGTATTATACAGGACAAATGCACTTGAGAGAGATCTCAGGTATTATTATGGACCAAATTGGAGATCCATTGTAACAACAACTGTTGCAGGTCAACAATATGTTAATCGCATACGTGAGGTAAATGACAAGATGTTGTTGATTGGTCATCATTATACCAGATACATTGGTGATCTATCAGGAGGACAAATACTCAAAGGTATAGCAGAGAAGGCATTAACATTACCAGAGGGTGAAGGGTTACACTTCTATGATTTTGATAAGATAGAAGATGCTAAAGAGTATAAGAATCAGTATCGTGCATCATTAGATGCGTTAGAACTTGATCAATCACAAATAGATGCTATAATTGCAGAAGCAAACTATGCGTTCAAATTAAACATGAATATGTTTGATGAGATTCAGGGCAGTGCTCGTAAATCTCTTTGGGTAATGTTCACTAATTGGATTGGAGGTATCTTTAAATGAATGACACTGAATACAAACACCTATGGGATCAGGTAGCAGATATGCTAACCAGATTGGGTAAGAAGGATGAGGTGGTATATCGTGTTAAAGCGACACCTGAATCTGTTGACGCAAAATTATGTAAAATTGGAGAATTTAGATGATTAATCTATTAGCAGCAGCATCGCTGGATTTGAATGAAGCATGGAACCTATCATGGGGTGAAGGTATTCAATTCATTCTTGTTCTTGCATTTGTGTACTGGTTAAAAGTACAGATAGACACAAGAGCAGGACTTGGTAAGAAGAAGTCAAATCAACTTAAGAGAATTATAGTTGAAGCATTGAAGGAAGCAAACTCATGACTGATCCTAACGCTAAACCAAAGTATGCCATTTATGATGAAGCAGTTGGTGCATTAACATTTCTTGAAGGGAGTGATGGTGTACAATTCAGTGGTCAGTTAAATGGTAGTAATTATATTAACTTCCCAGATGATTGGGTGGGTAAAAAACCACCTCAAGCAGTTAGAACTATTGATTTTAATACAATTAATGTTCAGTTGACACCTGTTGGTCATTACCAAGAATTATTTGTTGGTGCATTAGAGTGGGGTAAGAGAGTAGAAGTTAAGAACAATGCTGGTAGTGGTGTTAATTGCTTTTATACTGTGACTGCACAGTTAGCAGTAAATGAACCACCAAAGAATGTTACTCGTAAAGTAAAAGTTTACGATGAGAATGGTAATGACTCTCATTGGGAAGAGGTATCATAATGCCTGAGTATGATGAAGATGGTAATGAGTTAGATAAACATGGATTTAAAGTACAAGTTTATCCAGATGGGTTAGAATCAGTTCGCAAATCAGTTGAGAATTGTGTACAACTATGTGGTCTTGATAAGAGAATAATGGAAGATTTATTAAAGGGTGAGTGGAGTGAGTATAGTACATCTAACTCTATGGGTAGGACATCTAAGAAGATTGTCATTGAGTATGACATTAAACAAAAGAAGGAGGATGAATGATGTGGTACGTAGTATTTTGGACAGCACTAACAATGGCAGTGCTAGTATCAATGGGTGTATTTAAAAAATGAGATCAGGATATCTCAAAGTATTAGATCAAGAAGGCATAGACAATACAATACAACGTATTGATCTAATGAAGGATTGGTGGATACCGAGAGGTATCTATTGTGGTGCTGGTGGATTTACTGCTAGTGAAGAGAATCCTGTTGATTTTTATACATTGGGTGTAGCAACATACATTGATGGTATATCAGATATTCAATACTACTACGATTATATAAAAGACCAAAATCCTGTTTTTAAGGATTATTTTGGTTGGTTGTATGATGCAGTAGTTTATAGTTTATGGGATGTGATTGGTGAGTGTCAGTTAGCAGACTTCTTGGCATATCCAGGATTTCATATCTTTGGTACTAAACCAAATGAACCACCAAAGATGGCAACCAAGATGTATATGGAGCAACCAAGTGCTACTATACATGTTGACTTACAACATGAGCAGCATGACTTTTTATGGAGTCATTTTAAAGAGGTAGATCTTGAGAATACATTATCATTTACTCTACCAATTCAGGTTCCTATGAATGGTGGTGGTCTTAATACTTGGGAAGAGGAATCAATGAAGCAGTATGAGATTGATAATGAATACACTAAACACATGAAGGAATTGGATTATAGTAAATGGGGTGATTATGATGAACCAACAGTAGTACCATACACAGCAGGTGAGATGTTCTACTTTATTGGATCACTTGTTCATCAAATTGCACCAGCATATAATGCAGACTTTAATGATAGGAGATTGAGTTTGCAAGGTCATGGTGTTAAATGTGATGGGGTTTGGCAACTATACTTCTAAATAATCAAAAATATTATTATGACACTTACACTAAACGAAGAACATCAATTAACTGGCAGTGGACTTGGTTATCAACACTCTTGTTATGTAATGATGAGAGCATTGGCAAATCGTTCAGGGTTGAAGTATGGTATTGGTAAGCATGACTTAGTAGCATTACAAGCAACATACCAAACATTAGAATTTGATGAGATAGATCCAGAGGGAGTGAGTACTGATAAGGTCATAGAATTTTTAGATGATGAGCAGTTTGAGGATGTATTAGCAAAGTTAGAAGATAATGTTCCTTTGTTTGGATATCCAACACCATCTAATGCTATTGATCCAACACAGATAAAAGAACTTAAAAAGCATTTCACATTCAGGAATGAGATATATGATGCTTGTAAGAAGTTTAAGGAGGATAACTTTGGTGATACTCCTGTAATCTCTATGCACATTAGAAGAGGAGATTTTGAGGATATACAGAGTGGCATGTTCTTAATAGATGATGATTACTATGAGGACGCATTAAAGTTAATGCCTGATGGTCTACCAGTATTAATATTCACTAATACTAAGGACTATGTGATGAATAATCCTAAGTTTATTGGATCACGATTCACATTGGTACATGACATTGAGAATAATAATGAGGTAGTCAACTGTGACTGGACACAGATGATGCTTAAGATTGTTGATGAGAGTGGCATGGGTAGATTCTATTATAAGATGGTGTTAAAGATAATGTCAGATAAAACTGGTGTACCAGTACATCAAATCATTAAAGACATGAGTCCAGTTGGTAAACGTAAGATAAAAAACAACTTGTATAACTATTCATATGATTTGTGTATGATGCACATGTGTGATTATCATATAATGGCAAATAGTTCTTATGGTTTGTGGGGTGTTGAGTTATCCAATACAAATAAGGTAGTATATCCTAAGTATTGGATGCAAGGATCACATATTGATGTAGATGACATTGACAATCAGGTAAAAATGGATTTGGATGGTTTTGACCAGACTGGTTCACTTGCTGGTCATTTTATAAATGATAAATGGGTAGGATTAGATAACCCAGACCAACGTGCGTTTACAATGGTGTATTAACATGAGTTTAGGATCAGACGGCAAATTACATAGAGCAGAGAATCTCCAAAATGCTTATCTTGGTGCTATTGGAGATTTATCACGTACAACAAAACTACCTAAGAGTAAAATAGGATCTAAGGCATTAGCACAGTTCATTAGATTAGTAGTTGATGAATGTGATACTCTTACATTAAAAGCAACACAAGAATTATATGCTATTGCAGAAGAATTAGATGAGTTATAGGTCAGAATATAATTTGACACATTAAATTATTGCATATATACTAAGCAATATTCGATGGTGAGGTAACATGTTAAATGAAGAGCAGTTAGTGAGCGACTACGAGTATAACAGAAGAGATAGACTACGGTCTGTTATCGCAGATTACCTAGGTGATGCTGGTGTAACAGCACAATTCATGGTTGATGAGTTTAAAGCAGAATTGAATAGTCAGTTAGATTATTATAGATGTAAGACAGATAAAATTAGTGAAGCAGTTAATTTAATTGATACATCTCATGGTACATATCCTGTAACCATTACACCTGATGATCCATCATTATCATATTCTGTTGATAAGGTTGGTGCAGGTAATACAGCAGCATATCCAACTCCAAGATATTATGTTGATGGTCATAGTGATGTGCATGTTAGCATGGCAGATACAACATCACAAACATATAACATTGATACTACAATGTATGGTGAAGTCAGTGTAGCATCAAGTGTAGGGAATCCTACAGGATATTATGACCATGATCTTGCAGGATCATATTATGTGTCACCACCAACAGGTTCTACAACAATAGATTATACTAATCCTAATCCTGTTGCTGTTGCATCAAGTGAGGCAAATCCCACAGGGTATTATGGCACACCTATGACTGATTCACAACCTTCTGTAGGGTCTTCTGAAGCAAATCCAGAAGGCATGTATGGTGCTGGTGGTATATCCCCAGAAGAGTTACAAGGAGGAGACAAACCGCAGTATGGTCGATCTGGCAACTTCCAAAACATGCCACCGACGTGACAATTATAACACTGTCTTAAGCACCCTACACGGGTGCTTTTTTATGGTGTATAATAGGTTCATCAACATAAGTGAGGTTCTTAACTACTC